AGCATTTCAAACCGTTATTGATTACAGTCAAGCAATCAGTATCAACAAGAAAAAGAAAGTAGCACAGACTACCAGTCGTGATGGCACAGTGAAAACCACAAGCCTAGGTGGACAGGTATGGGAATTTGAAGTGTCATTGCCTAATGGTCCCAAGTGGAGTGAGTTTCGTGGCTTGATTGAAAAGATGGAAGCACTAGACAGAGTCACTGTAGGCACCATACAGATCAATCTTGCAGGACAAAGTTGGCTTAATGGTTATCAAGGCAATCTTGGCAATGTCACTGCTATCACAGTCACAGCAACCACTGGCAATACCATAACTATCACAGGCGGAACCAGCGGACTCAGTGCAGGACAGTTTAAATTCAAAGCAGGTGACTTTATACAACTAGGAGCAGGTGGCAAGGTCTATACCGTGGCCGCTGATGTTGCCTACAATTCAAACACCATTACACTACACAGACCCTTGCGTGATACCGCAGGCACCTACACCTTATTGGTAGGACAAGCAGTGACCTGGTCAGTGATATGTGTCAAGTTTCCTAATTGGAATATCTTTGCAAGAGATCAAGTGGCCTGGGATGGTCCCTTTGTGTTTGCGGAGAGTTTGTAATGGCCATTAGTCTTAGTGCCTACAAGAACATACAGACCAACCTGTTTGTGAAGTTAGACATACCAGGGTATGCCATACTGACATTCAGTGACTATCACAAAGCCTACAGCATAGCGGGGTTGAGTTATACTGGATTGGGCCAACTGTTGAGCATCGGCAGCACTGAAGACACGCTTCGTGCATCGCCTAGTGATATCTCAATTGCCATTGCTGGTGTGCCAAGTTCCAATGTCACAGACATCATCGACAACAGAATTAAAGGCAGTGAGTGCAAAATATTCCGTGGTTTCTTTGATGTCACTACTGGTGAACTGTTGAGCATTGCTGGCAACCCCGCTGGCAAGTTTCAGGGCATAGTTTCTAATTACGACATATCAGATGATTTGGATATGGGATCCAGCACCGGCACAGTGGTACTGACATTGACCATAACTTCGGTTGTTGAAATGTTGCAAGACAAGATCACAGGCAGACGCACTAACCCCAGTGACTTTGCCAGCGGTGATATGGCTCGTGTGCTACCATTACAGAGTGCAAACTTCAACTTCGGAGCCCCACAATGAGTTTTCTATCAGACATTGTAAACTTTGGTAAGACTGCTGTAGGCCTAGTAAGTGGCACTGGTATTTTTAGCACATTGGCACGAACAGCCATACTAGGTTATGCAGTCAATAGACTTAGCAAAAGTGCAAACAAAGGTCAGGATAGCGGCACCAACAATATTGATGAAGGTGTAAGACTACAGGTCAAACCCAACGCTGACAGCAAGATACCAGTGCTCTATGGTTCAGCGTTCTTTGGTGGCAACATCATTGATGCCGCAATGACCAACAACAACAAGACAATGTGGTTTGCATTGGCTCTAACAGAAAAGACTGGTAGTCTATATTCAACCAGTTCAGCCACAACATACTTGCTAAACAATGTCTATCTCAATGACCAACGAGTGCAATTCCAAGGCGATGGTATTACTGTTGATTACACACTAGATCGTGGAGGCAACATTGACCGCAACGCCAGTGGATTGATCCAGATCTATTTCTATGCAGGCGGAAGAACAGCAGGACAACTACCTGTGGGCTTTGCAGGTGCAGTAGCCAATTCAGAAGCAGTATTTCCCAACTGGACATCAGGCACACACGCTCTTACCAATGTGGTATTTGCATTAGTTAAAGTAGACTACAATCGAGACAAAGGTATCACTGGACTGCCAGATGTCAAGTTTAACATTGCCAGTTCAATGTTTACTCCAGGTGATGTCATTTATGATTACCTTACCAACACCACTTACGGTGCAGGCATTTCCGCAGGTGACATACTAACCACAGACATCACAGCACTCAACACCTACAGTCTAGCCAGTGTGGCCTATGCTGATCAAGGCACAGGAGCACAAACACTAGGCGATAGATATCAGATCAATGGTCTCATTGACACAGCCAACTCAGTGTTAGACAACTCAGAGGCCATACTAAATGCTACTGCAAGTTGGTTAAGTTATGACACACACGAAGGCAAGTGGGGCGTCATAATCAACAAGGCAGAAACCAGTGTGGCTGCTTTCGATGACACAAACATCATTGGCAACATATCAGTCAGCGGCACAGGCCTACAAGATTTATACAATGCTGTCAAGGTGCAGTTCCCACATAGAGAACTTCGCGACAGTGCAGACTTCTACAATATTTCAGTGCCTACAAGTGCAGTGCCAGCCGATTGGTCACCATTCAGTCTAAACTCAAATGAAGAGCCCAAGACCTTAAACATAACCTATGACATTGTGAATGAGCCTATCCAGGCACAGATGTTGGGCTTGATTGAACTTAAACAGAGCCGCATAGACAAGGTCATACAATTCAAAACAGATTGGACCTATTACAATCTCAAAGCCGGTGATGTCATTGATGTTACTAATTCAAGATTTGGGTTTAGTGCCAAACTGTTCCGCATAATTGCTGTCAAAGAACAGCAGGACAATGACGGTGCATTGATGATGGACATCACTGCATTGGAATACAATGTGAATGTGTATAGTGTGGTGGATCTATTCCGCTTTACCCGCAGTGATGCCAATGGAATCATTACATTTGGTAGCATAGGAACACCTGGCACACCCACAGTCAGCAAGGTAGAAATTGACAGTCGTCCTAGAGTGCAGATCTCAACCACTGCACCAACAGGCATTGTAGAAGCCATAGAATTTTGGTTAAGCAATGATGTCAGTCTTGCTGACGCCAATCGCAGTTATAGAGTTATATCAGTAGAGCGTCCTGTAGGCGGCGGTGTTTACACCAGCGGCACCGCTGTAACATTTGAATATGACAGTGTGAGTAGCAGTGATTTTGTTGTCAAGACCAGAGGCATAAACACAGCCACAACAGGTCCTTTTAGTGCAGTCAGCGGATTAGTCAACTTCGTACCAAGACAGACCACACAGGCCATTGACCCCAGCACTTCGTTGTTCAACAGTGCAGGCGGCTTGCTAGGTGCTCTAAGTTTGGTATCACTGTTGACCAAGGTCAGCGATTTATTTGGATCCGGTGACACTGGCAAGAGTCTATTCACAAGACTGTTTGAAACATTTCAAAGCACCACAGGCCTTGATATTCTTGGTCAAGCATCAAGTGGCAGTTTGGTTGTGGCCAGTAGTCTCACAGTCAAAGCAGATGCAGTAAATCTTACCACTGGTGCTACCAGCATTGATTTTAAAACACCTCTGTTGGCCACAGGTGGTCCTGCCGTAGAAGTAAAAATAAAACCAGGTGCAAAAAACAAAGACATCTTGGCCTACAACAAAGGCACAGCACAATGGGAAACAATTAGTGATTGTATTGAATGTGACTTTGTGAACATTCCTCCTGCCAATGGTCCAACCACACCTTGTAAATTATTGGTAGCCGCAACTTTACCAGCAAACAATTTTGCAGGCAGTGACAGCACCGTGTGTCCTCCAAGTTCGGTTGTGCCTTTCAAAGGCAGTTACTTTATCAAGTTTTCGATTCAAGCAGGCAGACTTGGAGCAGTGGCCGCAGGCACAAGTTCTATCACCACTACCACAGCATTCAAATACACCATTGCACAAGCAGGCAACACTGATTTCAGTTGGTATGGTGCTCCTAACAATACAGTTGGCACACAATGGTTTGCCACTTCACCTGCCACAAACTTTCCTAATGGCAAAACATCCCTAGAAATTACAGTAGGCAAGCGATACAAGATTCGTGCAGTAGGTAGCGGTTTTGCAACTACCAGCAAGGCCTATTGGGAATCATTGGGCTGGGAAGGTGTCGCAACACCAGCGGTTCCGGCTGTTGCGGCAAGTGCGCCTGGTGTTACTCCTGTTGTTGTGGCCGTTGCGGCTGTTGCGGCTGTTCCGGCTAGTGCGGCTGTGCCAGCAGTAGGTGATGCATTTACTGCCACAGCAGTAGGCACCATTAGTAGTGCCACTGTGGACAAAGCCACTGACGACACAGGATTTGTTTATGGACTTGGTGAAATTGATCCTGACGACAGCAAAAGCATTGTTGTGCCAATCAGCAAAGGCACCGGCAATTTTGTCTTGTATACAACCGATGGTGTTGTTTATGATACTGTGCCTATTGCCAATTGCACTGTGACCAGTGATGTTGTTGAGATACCATTTAAACAAAGAGCACCAGGCACTGACTACTATGTGCTATGGACTGCAGGCATTGTGACAAACTGCACCTGTGAAAATGATGCCGCTATAGATTCTGCAGAGCGTTGGACATTTACCACCAGCGAAGTACCGCAAACGCCTTATGCTCCGGGTCAATTAAGTCCTAGTAATTTACAAACTGATGCCAGTGATGTATTGGAAAGAAACAAAATAGATTACACATTATCACCTACTGGTGCATTGTGTGGTAATGGACAATCATTAAAAATGACCTTTACTGGTACAGCCCCAGTGGGTTCGCCTCAAGTGATCGTTGGCAGTGGTAGTATTACATTCACTGAACAATCTACAAACACTGTAGCAGCCAGTCTCAGTGTTAGTGCTGCCACCCTGACCACAACCACAGTGAGCAATGTCACAACCACAGTGGTAAATTTTGGTGCAATTCCCACATTGACTCCTGGCAGTCAATATATCATTAATGTGCCCCAGGGACTGTTAACTACAGATGGCACAGCATTGAGTAGCACATTCTGCGGCAAGACCACTACTACACCTAGAGTGGCAAGACCCAGTTTGGCCAAGACTCGAAGTGTAATTGCACAAGAAGAGTTAAGAATAACTTTGGTAGAGTTTTGCCCTGCCGCACAAGGCAAAAGCACCAAGCGTACCAACATTAAAATCACATTTAACAAACCAATCAAGGTCAAAGCCTCATCACCAGCAGAGGTCAGCATATTTGGCGGAGTGTTTGGATCTTTGTTTCAAAAGATTGATCTCCGCGGCACATTTACATCAAAGAAATACGGCGACATCTATGAAGGTGCTGACAGTGCGTCTGACAATCCTGATACGGCGAACAATGAAACAAGTGATGATAGAACCATATTGGTAAACCCTAGTCAAATGATGTCAGGTGCTACCAATTACTATATGAACATACCAGCAGGTGTTATTATTGATGCCAATTGCGATTTGGCTTGGCCTGGCATCAGTGACACAACTACTATTGCTTGGACTACAGAGGGAGCAAAGATGACACCACCTAGTGGTAGTGTTCCTTTGACCTACGGCAGTGTTAAATTTAGATGGAAGGTAGACAGAAAAACTGTGCCAGGCAATGCTTTTGTAAATATTGTTTCCGCCGCTGGAGTATTTCTTACCAAGGTCAGTGCCAAAGATCCTGCGGTAAAATTCAAACACAATGTGCCGTTTGATTTTGTTCAGACATTCAGTGGTGCACAGGTTATAAGATTTGGTGCCGCAATAACAGCATTCACATCATCATTGACTGCCATAGTAGACAACGCAATAGGTGGTCAGTTAGGTTCTAACATTGTATTCACAGTTAGTGCCGTCGGTCGTAGAATTAGATTTAGTCAATCAAGTTTAAGTGGTAGTGTGGTGGTTAATGCTTCGGTTATTCGTAATGTTGGCACTATGACTCCAACTGCACTAATTACAACATCCACATTAAGGATATAAAGAAACAATGGCCACACTCATAGCATCCGCAAAACTTACTAATGCCTTTAGGGTAAGAGCAGTTGACGACAATGTATCAGCGACACTTACTTCAAGTTTTAGTCTAGGTAATCAGAATCAACCAAGCCCAACTCTTGTTAATGGTATTCCTACGGTGTTTGCCAATGTGTTGGTTAAACGAACTAGACGCACGGTTAGTGATTTAGAATCAAGTTCATCATTGACCAACACAATGCGATATGCTACCAAAGGTGGCAAGGGTGAATTTGCTGTCTCCAGCACTTTGGTCTGTGAATTCCCAACCTATCTTGAAATTGACATAGAAGCACTAATGCTTCAAGGTCTGCCTGAAGGCACTGATTGTGTTTTAAATTTTGAAGAAGGATGGATGTTAGAAGACCGAGGCACACTATTGCCTAGTGGTGCTTTTGAATACGGCTCTAACACACAGGATTCACCAAGTCCTGAATTTCCAAGTTTTGTTGCATTCAGAACACCAAAGTTTTTCCGTTCAGCATTCAGTTCAGTGTTTAGCATACCAACAAGAACCGCATTGCGTATCAAGCAATTACAAAGTGCGGTTGCCAGTGCCAGCACCTTGTCCGCCGTTGGTATATTCAATCCAGGCAAATTTGCCGCATTGTTTGCAGGCGTTAGTCAAGCAGTGACCATTGCAAGAAAGACTGTGGTTAGCGGGGCTACCTTATCATCTATTGTAAACATAATAACAAACAACACAAGATTGAGAGAAGCACAGTCTAGTGTGTCATCATTGTTTAGTACCACAACGGCATCCTTTAACAGCCGTATAAGATCTGCTCAATCAACAATGTCAGACATATTTGCTGTTGTTTGCTCTCCATATCAATTCGAAGGTATTATATTAAACATTCCTGGTTTTGCTACATTGACAGCCAATGTCACACGCATTGAGATGACATACAACTTATTCTCTGCAACATCAACAGTGGTTCTGAACACAAGAGTAAGAAGAGTTGTTGCGGCTCCACAGGTAGTGGCATCAACAAATATAATTGGCAACCGCCTTGCATTGGCTCAATCAAATATAACTGCTCAATCAAGTCTATCTTGTATCGGCAACAAACCAATGGTAATTGCAAGTTCAAATGGTGTGGGCCAATTTGGTTTATACGGAACCGTAAATGCAACGATTCAATGGACCGATGGAAGCGAAACGGTTGTAACTACTCCAGGTAGTTACAGTTATGATGCCGGATCAGTTGGTACTGGAATAATCACAATTCGTGGAACTGTGACAAAATACGGACCTGGACCTGACAATGCCACATACGCACACACCTCAGCCAGTGTTTATAGTTTCGGAGAAATAGGTATAACCCATTTAGACTACGCATTCAGAGGCGTAAATTTTGGGCAAAACAGTTTTGTACCAGCCAAACTACCAACTACTATAACTTCTCTAAAAGGATTATTTGAAGGAGCCAGTCAATACGCAGGTCGTATGGTACCTAACCCATTCAACACTGAAAATTTCAAGCCCGCACAAAATTGGGTTGTGGATAATGTCACTGATATGAGTTTTATGTTTAAAGGAGTCTTAAACATAAACACCACCTCTGGAGGAGGCACTGGAACAGGAATAACAAATTGGAATGTCAGCAATGTGACCACAATGGAATCAATGTTTGAAAATGCTTCTATGGCAATTAGTATTGCGGGTTGGAATACTGTTGGTCTAACTAATATGAAAAAT